TTAAGAATGTTGATGATTTCTTGTTGAAGCCATTGGGCGAGTACTTCTTTCAATGGAACATGCAGTTTTTTGAAGGCGAGCTAAACATTCGAGGCGATTTAGAAGTTAAAGCGCTAGGCACAAACAGCTTAATGCAAAAAGAAGTCCGAAGCCAACGCTTAACAATGTTTTTACAAACGGCCCAGAACCCAGCCATTGCTCCTTTTGTTAAGATCTCTAAGATCATTAGCGAACTAGCATACAGTTTGGATCTTGACCCTGACGAAATTCTTAATGATCCTGAAGAAGCAGCGATTATGGCAAGAATTATAGGAGCACAAAATGCTGGACAAGCAAATGGCGGCGCGGCTATCGCCCCTAATCAACAACCCGGAACTATGGGAAGCCCTCAAGGAGCACCTGAACAACCTCAAGAACTTGGAGTTACAGGGACTGGCGGTGGCAACATCGGAACTGGAAGTGTACCGCAAGCAGGGGAGAGTGAGTTCTCTGGCCGGACTCCTACAGCTTAGAGACCAAATAATTGAAGCAAGAAAGAGGGTAGAATAATGGCGGGTAAAGCAGGAATAATCTTAAGTCTTTTAGGCAAGCTAGATGACGCAGCAGAAAAAACAGTAGGCAAAAAAGTCTCTAAAGCTAAAATAGAGAAAATAGACGCTGAGCGAGTCCAAGAAGCACTAGATCAAAAGCTTATTGAGAACCCGCAGTACTTAGAAGAATTAAGCGATAAAGAATATAAAGCTTTAATGCGAGCGCTCCCTGCTAAATCTCAAGCTGATATGATGGGCGATGACTACGCAATGGAAATGTATGAGCAACAAGCAGAAGCTGCTGGCGGCATGACTCCTAAAGAAGCCGCTGAAAACTTAAGTTTATTTCAAGACACTGAAGACATGTACGGATACTTGCAAAAACTTAAGCCACAACAGCTTAAAGAATTTAAAGAAAATGTATCAGAAGAAGATATTAATTTATACGGCCCTGCTTTAGATCTTTTAGAAACACTTACTCCTCGTGCTATTAAAATGGCTGGCGGTAAAATGAAAAACGATCCCTTTAAAGTAAAATACAATGAAGGCTCTATGCTTGTAGCCCCTGAAATGGGTTTAGAAGACGAGATGCCAGAAGACACTTACGACAACATCCCTGAAGATGAAAAAGAAGCGGTAGAAGCTTCACAGCTTCCAGACGATGAAATGGAACAAGAACACCTTAAGTATGTTTTGAACGAAGCGCTTCCAATAGAAGATCAAGAGTATCTTATGGATATTCTCGACACAGATGAACGCTTAAACGATATTTTTGATAAAGTAATATCAACAGCAACAGAATTTTCTGGCGCTGGGGAAGTTAATGGCCCCGGAACTGGAACATCAGATTCGATTCCCGCAAGGTTATCGGATGGTGAATTTGTTTTCACCAAAAAAGCTACCGATCAGTTAGGCGCTGACAAGCTACAAACTATGATGGACGAAGCTGAAAGAGCCTATGACGGTGGCTTAATGAAGAAAGCATTTGGCGGTATGGTAAACGATATGCCTGTAGATCAAAAAAAAGGTATGTATGATCCTGCTCTTGAAGATGAAGAAATCAAAAAACAAATGATTGACGCTAATCAAATGCCAAGTGTAAGAAACCGATAAGGCCACTTCAAAATTCTTTGAACCCCTTATCATAATAAAAATCCAGAGGCCACCTTGGAGTATCAAGACCCTGTATTGTAAACGCGAACAGTACAGCCACCTTGAAAGACTGACAAGCCCCTAAAGGAGAGTGATAGAATGTTAGATGTTAATGACGATGTAAATGAACCACAAGCCAATCCGTACAACTCTAAGAAGTCTTGGCATACGCCAGATGCACCTAGTAGAGGAAGTGCTGATGGAATGTACTACGAAGAAGAAACTCAATCAAAGGCCACCCGTAGCTCGGCACCTTCCGAAGAGTCTTCTGAGAAAGGAAGTTCCAATTATAAAAAGAGATATGATGATTTAAAGAAACACTATGATCAACGTATTGCAGAATTTAAGCAGCGAGAACTCCAGCTAAAAGCAGCAAGTCAGGAACAACACGTTCCTTATGCGCCGCCAAAAAGCAAAGAAGATCTTCAAACTTTTAGGACACAGTACCCAGATCTGTATGATACTGTAGAAACTGTTGCGCATTTAAAAAGCGCTGAGCAACTTGAAGCTCTTAAAGCTAAGATGGCTATCATCGAAGAAAGAGAAGCTGCAATAGGGCGAAAAGAAGCAGAAGCTACATTGCGTTCACGGCATCCTGATTTTGAGGACATCCGCGGAGACGAAAAGTTTCATGCATGGGCTAAAGAACAACCTGAGCAAATTCAGGACTGGATTTACAACAACCCTAATAATGTTCCACTTGCAATCAAAGCTATTGATCTTTATAAAATGGAGACTGGTTTAAGTACAAAAGCTAAACAGCCGACAGGAAAATCACAATCTGCCAGATCAGCAGCTGACATGGTATCTACTAAAACAACTAGTGTGGATACTAAAGAACCAAAGATCTGGTCACAACGGGAAATTGCTAAACTGTCTATGGTTCAGTTCGATAAATACGAAAGTGAAATTGATCAAGCCATACTTGAAGGCAGAATAGTACCTTAATTAAATTGTCTTTTTTGGAGTAACATAACATGGCTTATAACGTATCTGACGCAAAGTTTGAACAGTCAACCACCACCAACGGTAACTTCGCTAGTGACGGCGCCGGTCAAACTAATCAGTTTTTCCTGCCAGCAGTATTTTCTAAGAAGGTTCTTAACTTCTTCCGAAAGTCTTCTGTAGCTGAAGCTATCACTAACACTGACTATGCCGGTGAAATTTCTGCTTACGGTGATTCTGTAAAGATCATCAAAGAACCAGAAATCACTGTCTATCAGTATGAGCGTGGTGCAGACGTAACTCAAACTAAACTGACTGACGTAGAAACTACTTTGATTGTAGATGTGGCTAACGCATTTAAATTCAAAGTTGACGACATTGAAACTGCAATGTCTCACGTAAACTTTAAAGAAATTGCATCTTCTTCTGCTGCTTACGCCTTGCGTGACGCATTTGATAGAGGCGTAATTGCTAAGATGTTTGCTGGTGTATCTGCTGCTTCCCCTAACCACGTTTTGGGTACTGACAGTGCTACTAACCTTGGTGCTGGTATTTTTGATGGCGCTGGCGCTATCGACATCTCTGGCGCTAACGATCCTCTTGATGTGATGGCTCACATGGCCCGTCTTCTTGACGAGCAGAACATCCCAGAAGAAGGCCGTTGGTTCTTGGCTCCACCTAGCTTCTACGAGCAACTGTCTCAGTCCAGCTCTAAGTTGATGTCTGTAGACTTCAATGCTGGTCAAGGCTCTATTCGCAACGGTCTGGTATCTTCAGGCAAGCTGCGTGGCTTTGACATGTACAAGTCTAACAACGTCCCCGGCACTAGCGCTGCAGCTGGTCAGATCCTTGCGGGTCACATCAGCTCAACTGCAACTGCACAGACTATCACCAGCACTGAAGTCCTTCGTGACCCAGATAGCTTTGGTGACATCTGCCGTGGTCTGCATGTTTATGGTGCTAAAGTATTGCGTCCTGATGCACTCGTATCAGCGTTCTACGAACTAGACTAAGAGTAGTAAGGAAACGGGGGGTGTAAAAACCCCTCGATTTTCTAAGGAGATTGTGTATGCCTCAAATAGGAAGCGCTACAAATAGAGTTAAGTTAGTAAACAATAAAAATAATAGGGTATTTGGCGACACAGGAAGTTGGTACAAGCCAGAAAATAAAAAGAAGTTTGATGATAATTGGGATGCTATTTTTAATAAAAAAGAAAAGGCAACTAAAGAAACTACACAGGCTGAATAAAAATGTCAACATCCTATTTAGAATTAACCAACGAGCTTTTACGAGAGTTGAATGAAGTTCCACTTACTTCTGGAAACTTTGTAAATGCTATTGGTGTTCAACAGCACGTTAAAGATTCTTTGAATCGTGCATACTTTGATATTATAAACGAAGAACCTCAGTGGCCTTTCTTATCCGTTGCCGAAAGCGGTGACGTAGATCCTATGTATGGCAATGTGTATGTGGAAACTGTTGCTGGAACACGCTTCTACGAACTAAAGCCAGCAAGCGATAGCATTACAACTGACTATGGCTCCATTGATTGGGAAAACTTTTATATTACTACAGTTGGTGTAGCTGGTGAAACAGCTCCTTATACTGGCCGTAACTTACGTTTCATTACTACAGAAGAATGGAAAGACTACCGAAGAGTCTCCGAAAATTTAGACGCTGCTGACACACAGCAGTACGGACAACCAAACAGAGTTATCCGCAGTCCTGATGGCCGTAAGTTTGGTCTCAGCCCTATTCCAGATAAAGCGTATCGCGTATGGTTTTATGCGTGGACGCTCCCTACCAAGCTTGTTGCTTATTCTGATACTCTTGTATTTCCTGAAATGTATAGCTCAGTTCTTTTATCTAAAGCACGTTATTACATTTGGCAGTTTAAAGACAACCCACAAGCTGCTGCATTTGCGTTAGACGATTATAAAAAAGGTCTGCGTAGTATGCGTTCAAACCTTATTGAGCCTGCGCCAACTTATATCAAAGACGACAGAATGAGATTCGTATAATATGGCAGCTTCCCAACCTTTTGGTATTTCGTGTAAAGGTGGTTTAAATACTAACCTAAACCAGCTTGAAATGCTCGCGCAGCCCGGACTAGCTACAAAGCTTTTAAACTTTGAAGTAGATCCTGATGGCGGCTACCGGCGTATAAATGGCTATACTCCTTTTGGAGGAGCAAGCGCTACTCGCCCTACTGGCGCTTCTGATCCTATTTTTGGTGTTCATACATACGGAGACGGTGTTGTTGTCTGCGCAGGGACTGGTATTTATTTTAGTCAAGATGGTGTTAGTTGGTTACAGGTAAATAGATTGTCTGCCACTAACGGAGATACTTATGCTATTTTTACGGCTACAGCACTAGTCCCAAGAACAAATCAAAAGCAATCTAGCTTTGCTGTGTTTTCTAATAGTTATGATTATGGCGAACTTCTTATTGCTGATGGTGCTAATGAGATTTTTTCTTTTAGAATGGAAGGCACAGGGCCGCTAAATACACGAACATTCCACACAAAAGAAATTTCTGTTCTTTCCGGAACACACGCAGTTAAAGAAATTACAATTCACGATCATCATTTAATAGCTGCTGGTGTAGCAGATTCTGAGTCTACTTTATATTACAGTGCTAATTTAGATCCTGACACCTTTACTGGCCCCGGAGCAGGTGCGATTGCAATTTCAGATGTTATCGTAGGGATTAAAAGTTTTAGAA